GCCTGTTTTTGTTGTCTGTTCTGTTAACTGTTAGTTATCGGAACCGATAAGCGATAAAAACACCCTATCCCCCCGAGGTGTGGGGGCGGTTTCGGCGTCTGATAAAACACTTGGCGGGATTAAAGAGCGAGAGCACGGGGCGTGAGCGAGCACGATATTCACCCGCCCATCGTAAACCGACCTGCAGCCGATCCCCTGCCCGTGCCTCGATCGGTCTAACATCGGCCCCTCGATCATCCCATCAATCGGGGCGCTATCGATCACAGCCGATATGCGGCCCACTGAGTGGCCTATTCAACACCGAGCTAATACACCCTACATGCCCCGATCAATTACCGCTCTCCTGCGGCCTCTCCTGCGCTCTCAGAATAAAGAAAAGCCCCACCGATTGGCAGGGCTTCTGATTGTCTTATTTGTGGGCTGTTAGGTGTGCCTCGATCCGTCGGCCTCGATCCCGTACCAGATCCCTTTAACCTCGATCATCAGCGAACCGTCATCCCATCCAATCTGGGGCGATGCTGTCGCCATGAAATCATCAAGGGGCTGCTCGATCTCGTGCCACTGATGTAGGATCTCGATGCTCTGCTTTTGTGCGTCGGTCATGATCACGCCTCCAAATAGCCGTTAGCCCGTGCGGCCTCGGCATATTGCGAAATCGTTTTGTCGGCTGTGAAATGCAGATCCCGCTCGATCCCGAGGCCGAGGGGCAATTGCACCCGCTCTAATTCGCTAATCGATACGCTGCCCAGTTCAGGCGATCCCATGCCCAGATCACAGAGGCCAAAGGCAATGTCGCCCTCGATCTCGGTCAGCAGCCATGTAGCAGCCCCCACGGGATTGAATAGCTTAACCACGGGCTTGTGATCTGCGTCAGGGTTTTTTGCGTTTGCCTCAAGTTTAAGGCGGATAGATTTGGTCAATAATTGCATAGCAATCTCCAGTTAGATTTTGTGGCCTGTCTCATCAGTGCGGGTAGGCCTTCGATCCCGCAGACAGAGGCGACAGCAGCCGCCCCTGTTTCGACTAATCAGCGGTTAAATACTCTGGCCCAGAACCCACGGTTTCGACACTCGGCAAGGCGTTCTGCCATCTGATCGATCTGAGCCTCGGCGGCCTCGAGATCGGCCTTGGCCTGTAGATATTCATTTTCCCAGCGACGTGCCCATTGGTCATCATCCATCAGGCGATCCTTCAAGGCCTGTTCATTGGCCTTCGATGCTGTCAGATCCGCCCGTAGGGCTTCAAGGTTTTGCTCTGCCAGTTGGGCGGCCTCGGCACCACGAAAACATGCGGCCTTTAAATCGGCCTTGTATGCATCCGCCCGTTCCTCGGCCTCGGTCAGGTCTTTTTTGGCCCATGCCAAATCTTTCTCGGCCTGATCCAATGCGGTGCGGGTGTTGTTCAGGTCACGCTGCATTGCCTCTCGTTTGCTCTGATCCCATTGGGTAATGAATGAGGCATTGGTGGCCTTGGCCTTGCGCTGTTTTTTGGTTTTTCCAAACGTCTTCAAGATGCGATAAATCGTGCCCTGCGAAACATTGTATTCATCCGCCAAGGCGTTTTGGGTTTCCCCTGCCTCTGATCGAGCGATGATGATTGCGCTGTGCGCCCACGCCCTCTGGGCTTTGTCGCAGATGTAGGCGGGTGCATGGTCGGCTGCAAATCCTGCTAGTGTGATCTTGTTCATGGTCATTTTCTCCAGTTAGAATTAAGGCCTGTCTCATCAGCGCAGGGTGGCCTTGTCCTGCGGACGGGGCGCAAGCCCCGTTTCGACTATGCAACCATCCCGACATATTCCATTGCAGGGTGTGCGATGATCTGGGACACCTCACGCTCTCGGCGGTCTAGTGTCTCGGCGATGTTATCAACGCCAGTGTCACGCACCTTGAAGCGGTCTGAATTGTGCGATGCACGATAGGTCAGCGCAGAATATAAAGCCCACGTCGTGCACCCACGTTCCTGCGCCTCTAAATCGAACTGTTCCATTATCCGCTTAACAACACGGCCCGACATTCCCGCATGTTCCAATGCAAGCTCGGCATCGGCGGGTGTGATCTCGTTTAATGCCCAACGCTGCCAGATGCGCACCCGCTCGTTAAAACGATCTGCTTCGAGGCGGACAAAATCACGCACCTTGTTTGGGTTAAAGCCTGATGTGTGGCGGAATACTGAGGTTTCGAAATCGCCCAGCACCATGCCGTTATCGCAAAAGAAATCGATGGCCCCAGCCACGGTGCGGATCGCCTGACCGCCAAACCCATTTGAAACCGATACTCGGAATTGTAGTTGGGTGCTGCGCCCTGTTAGCTGGCGGATGTCTGCGCCCAGATTAGGAAAGCGATATTCGAACCGAGAGAACGCACCGTTCTTGGATGTGCTCTCTTTTAGTTCGATCCCCTGCAATGCATGGGCAGGTAGGGCAGCCTCGCAACCCTCGGCCAATTTGTCGGCAAGGTCAGTATTTTGTGCGATGGCATAACGGGCACCAACAACACCCAACCCTTGCAGGGTATCGGTGCGGCGGATCAAACGCCCAATATGTGTGGGGATTTCCTCAAACGAGAAATCAGGCATTTCATGGGCAATCGGCACGGCCTCGGCCTCGAACCCTGTTTTGTCCAATGCAGGGAAAAGGCGCATCATCTCGGGTGATGGTTTGGCCTCGGCCTGTCTGCGTTTATGCAGCTCCTGCGCCAAGCTGATGATTTCAGGTGATAGGTGGTTCAGGTTAACAATGTTGTTCATTTGGTCATCTTTCTAGTTAGAGTTAAAATTCGGGCACACCGCCCGTGCCCTCTCTTAACACACGGTTTCGTTATCTTACAAGCACTTTATTAGGTGTTGAATTAGACAATCTGAAATTGGGGTTCGATACACTCAGTTATTACAACCTAAAGTGGATTATTGGGGGGAACGGTTTTTTATGACCTACGACACCCGCCAGACCCCTTTGCGCATTCTGGGGGCTTCTCCGGGCCTCTCCGGCAATTTACGAAAAAACCGCCCCAAATCGGGGCGGCCTCTTTTGTTTGATCGATGGGGTCAGGCTAACAGCCAAAATACAAAACCCCAGAAAACGAAAAATCCGATGATCTGGTATAATCCCGCCATCACCAATTAATCGCCTTCCTGCCCGATGGGGTCACATGCAGGGTCACATCACCAACACCTCGAACGGTGCGCCAGACATGATCCCGCACGGTGGTTTTCGCTCGGCGCAGATATCCCCGCCTCAACAATCCCTCGGCGGCCTTGTCCAAATCGGGGCGGCTGCGGATGACATCGGGGCCACCATTTTGTGGGCTTCGAACTGTCGGGAAGGGAAACGCCCTTTCATCGGGACGCCCTGCCCCTGCAATCAAAATCAGGATCATTAGATCAGGTAGCGCATGGTCAGGCATCGGCGTGCTCCCACGGTTCTGAGATATCGACCTGAACAAATCGCACATCGGTTTCGATATGCTGGCAATTGTGCTCGGCCCATTGATCGGCCTCGATCTCGGTTTCAAACAATTTCAGAAATTGCAATTCGTCGCCCATCTTTCGGGCCACAATATACATGCCACATGTGATCATAAGGCGGCCCCTTCCATGTTGAATTGCACGGTGTTGCCGTTCATGGTCACATGCGAGACATCGCCCGATATCTGCACCCGATCCTTTTTGCAGATGCCCGAATACATCATGAACCAATTTTGGCCCTGCGCCATTTGCAGGTTAATCAGATATAGAATTTCTGGCCCTGTTAATTCGTCCGCCAATTTGCGAACCCGTTTGATGGCATCATCATCCAATAAGCCCTCGGAATATCGGATCACCATTTTTGTCATATCGTTTTTCATTTGGTCATTTACTCCAGTTAGAATTGCGGGACGGGAACCGCCCCAAAACCATGCATAATTCGGTGGCGGTTCGGTGTCCAGTTCGATGTTTATCAGATAACGAAACCATGCATTGACCACCCCCCACCCCCCACCGATTCGGCGGCGGTAGAGGCAGGAGCGTGTGTCAGGTATGTGTATAGCTATGTGTATAAGTTCAAAACAATGTGTGTAGTAGTTATTGCTTGACGCCTAAGTGAAATTACTTCATCAATGGGTTTCACACTGAGACTCCAGCATTTGAGGTAGCCATGATCATTTCCAAAGCATGTGCCGTCGAGCTGGGCAATGCCCTCTTAGACGCAGCAGAAGACAACGATAAAAACCAAGTACTATTGAGGACGGACGAAGGCTCTGTTTTTGTATGTGAATATAGGGATGACGACCATGACGAAGGGTATGAGACAATCGCCGTAGTATTAGCATCATAGTATTAAACTCGACGTGTAAGTAGTTTTATCGGGGGCCATCGGCCCTCTTTTTTTATGTAAAAAAGACCCCGCCGAGTTAACGACGGGGCCAGTGAGGCGTTGGAGCAAATGCCAACAGGGAGGGTAAAGGGTCTAGGGGAGGGAAGACCCTAAAAGCACTGTACCAGACACTTAGTTAGGTGTCCACATAATAATTTGCTTGACCGGTATTAGGTGTCCATGCATGTTAACGAGGCGTATAACTATGTGAGGTATAGGAATGAAACGCCACTACAAATACTTACAGAAGGTGAAGCTGAAAGGCGGAACCAAATGGGTTATCAACCCTTCTAGGGCTGTACGGAAGGCTCTGGATGTCGGCTACGAACCCTACGACACCTACATCGAGGCTAGAGATCGGTCTACAGAGCTAGAGAAGGCCTTCGATGACTACAAGCGTAGCCAACGGGTTACCAAGAAGATGCACATCGAAGAGGATACAGTGGATGCCCTATGGCAGTTCTACACCAGCCGTGATGCATACCAAAAACTATCTGCCAACAGCCGACGGACGTACAGTTTCTTGTACAGGACAGCGAGTGAGATGCGTATTGGTCAGTCCAACATCCCATTCGGGCGTATGCTGATCAAGAATGTGACTGCTAAGACTGCGGACGATCTGTTCCTAGTACTAAAGAACAGCAAGAGCCTACACCGAGCCAACAGCGTGGTTAAAGTCCTGCGTAGGATATGGTTTGTAGGCAGACGGGGCGTTCTGTCTGACTCTGCATCTAACCCATTCCAACAGATGGGCCTACAGAAGCTGAACCCACGCCGTACACGTTGGACCTCAGACGAAGTTAATACATTTGTTAGAACAGCGGACGATCTAGGATTTAAGTCAGTCGGTACATTGGCCCTGCTTTGCTACGATCTATGTCAGCGGCCGGGAGACATGCGCCAGTTACTCTGGGCCAACTTCAATGGTGACCTGTTTAGTTTCACACAGGAAAAGACTGGGCAGGAGATGAACCTAGAATTGTCTCCACGCCTAAGTGAGAGGTTTTCTGACATCCCACGGGGCGATGACGATGACTTCATCATTACATACGAGGCCACAGGACGCCCGTACGACATGCGTATGTACGCCAAGATAGCGCAGCACGTACGCACAGTCGCCAAGCTAGACCCTAACCTACAGATCCGTGACCTACGACGGTCTGGAGCCACAACGATGGGCGAGGCTGGTTGTACTGAAGATGAGATAGCAGCGGTCACTGGTCACACGTCACGCCAGATGCTGGAAATATATGTGAACCCCACTCGCAAGACCGCAGCGAGAGGTATGCAGAAAAGGTGGCAGCATGAAGGACATCAATGAGGCACGTAAAGCGTTCGAGCAGGAACTACAGAGGCTGACAGGCAAGCCAGCCCACCACGCTACAGAGCGCCTTATCGATTTGGTGAAAGTAATACGGGACGAACTAAGAAAGGTGGACAATGGAAAACGAATTACCAGTAAGCCTAAACCGTGAACTCGAAATGATTGGTGTGATTGCATACATGCCCGAGGCACCAAACCTAGCATCCAATCAGGCGAAGAACGAGCATGGTGAACGCACCTACACATATCGCAGACCTAACTTTGATGAGAATGGAGAACCAGACTTTTGAAACAGACAATTAAAAAAAGAGCCGTAATAGTCCTAGACCTTGTGGTGGCTAAAGACATGGATGTGATGAGCAACCTGCACAACAAGATAAAGATGCTCACTGAAGAAGTGCAAGATGATTTGCAGAATGAGGTTGTAACGGTAGAGCGAAGTTTAGGTGGTGTCCTGTCATCAGAGCGCAGGGCATTAATATCTAATCTAAACGACATTGTTTGGAGAGGGTCAAAAGGCAAACGAAGCCCTATCAAAGTCCCAAAAAAAACATCGAATGGGGTAGCTATAACTCCCGGCGTTAAAAAAAGACTGCAGAACTTACGCATAAATATAGAACAAAAAAACACCATGAAAGCACCTGACGCAACATCATTCATACAAGATGAAGCTGACTTCATGATGGAGCATGTTCTTAAATATGGAAAAACAGCGTTCTCGGAGAACGCCCTGCGCATGATGCAAAATAACAATCAATGAGGAGAAGCAGACATGGCTACACACAATACACCTGACCCGAAGATCAACAGAAGAGGAACAAGCTGCCGAGTATTTGGTAAGGACTTCCCTTCGATGGCACATGCAGCTCGATACTACGACATCTCGCCTACGTGGGTGAGAGAGATGGTGTCTAAAGGCATCAACCAAGACGTACCCCGTGAAGCCGTTCGTAAGACATGGCGGGAAGGAGCACCCAATGCCCCAGTCTAATGCAGACGCAGGTGTAATCGGAGTTGAAGCTGTAGAGGAACACGAAGACGGTTCAGCTACCTACAAATTCCACATGGATGCATATTGCCGTGGTTTACTCGCAGAGGAAGGCCTGAAGCTCGTCTTATACTGTGCTGCAGCCAAGATGGATATGCAGTTGGTGTACGACTTCATAGAAGACCACATCAGGTACAATAATGATCAAGAGATCAGGCCAATGACCGATGAGGAACGCCAAGCGGCGAAAAATAGAGAAAAAGCCAATCAAAAAGACAAAAAAGGCCAAAACAACACAAAACCAGAGGGTAAAACCTAATGATTTCAGTGTGTTGGTTGCGGGAGCAGGATTTGAACCTGCGACCTTCAGGTTATTGGTCTATTCAATGATATCAATGGGTTACACATACCTTGCGATTGTATTCCGATAACTAAGTGTCCATTTTAACACTAGACAGATGGTTTTTTTCGGATATAAGTGAGGGGCCGTTTGGCCCCGAACTAACCCTATATCGGGATATAACATGAATTATACTAGAAGTGACCAAATAAGTATCATCAAGGATATTACCCTCAAAGAAGGGGATAGTAAGACATTAGATTGTCCGTTCTGTGGTGGTCGTAAGAAATTCACTATTAGTAAGATAGACGGACGTACAATATGGAATTGCTATAAAGCATCCTGTACTGTTCGAGGTGCATATAATACGGGGCGGTCTATAGAAGCTGTTAAAGACAGGCTGAATGGTACTGTTAAGCGTACGGTAAAGCGTACGAATGATATCCCCGCTATTTTATCAGACATCGATAATCATCCCAAAGCAGTAGAGTATCTACAATCAGTAAATGCCTACGATGCATACAAAGAAGGGATGATCGAGGTAAGGTATGCCCCAGCTATTAATCGTGTGCTGTACTTCACGCACGATAATACTGGTGCAGTTGGTCGAGCTTTAGATAATCGCAAGCCTAAGTGGATGACCTTTGGTGATACTCAATATGGTATCAGGGTAGGCACTGGCAGACATGCTGTTCTCGTTGAGGACGTAGCATCAGCCTGTGCTGTATCTAGGATCAAAGGTTTAGTGGGCTATGCTTTACTGGGTACGAATATAACTACCCCTATAAAAAGCCAACTTCGACAATTTACTAAGTGTACTATTGTGCTTGACTTGGATGCTAGTTCTAAGGCACTACTACTAGCCAAGAAGATACAATACCTAACTGAAGTAAGTGTTCGACTAACTAGAGATGACCTTAAATGCCTTACTGGCGAACAGATACAAAGTATACTACGGTAAATAGTGTGTTCACATGGCCCTTTATATTGGGCGGTGGAAATGGCGCTAGAGTAAATCGTAGACGATCACGCACTAAAGCTGCACAGCGTCCTAAAACTATGATGTTTTATATTACGTCTCTGCAGAATCCCCCTAGCGGACCGCCAATCCTTTCCCTATAGGTATGAGTCACTACCCAGAGGACAACTGGGTTATCAACAACCAACCGTCGAAGCTAACCTAGTACCGACGTTAAACTAAAGGAAAAGGTAACAATGAAAGCTAGAGGAATAATCCTCATCGATCTGGAATTTCCGGGCTACAGAGAAGCTGCGGAGTTCCAAGACAAGATGGACCAAGCCATTAAACTACTCACGGATGGCAATAAACATGTAATACATACACAAGTTGATCTGAAAGAACGTCGTGGTGATCATGCACCAGACATCAAAAAAATGAAGTTTAGAAACAATTAGTTAGACTAAAATTCAGGTACAATGGAAGCCTCATCATCACGATGGGGCTTTTTTTGTGTTTTGATTAGTGTTATGAACAACACCTAGCCAACAACAACAGTGAGTCTAACTAGGTGGAGCATGGACCAATCAATACTAAAGAACCTACTATCGAGCAAATTCTACAACGAAAACAAAACCAAACTAAAAAGATCCCTATTTGCTGATGAAGCTGCGGACATCTACCAAATCCTAATAGATGCCCATGAAAAGTATCAGCACGACATCACAGCTAAAGAGCTGATGATCCTATTCTCTCTCAAGAACCCAGTCGCTACTGCAGCCGAGAAGGAAGTTATTCAGGATTTAGTTAGCGCTATTGAATACGCTGACGACATCTCTGAAGACGTAGCCCGTGACGCTATCGAAAACCTGTGGCGTCGTGAGATCGGGCGTGAGATCGCTGACTTAGGCATCAATATGTCTGAGGGCAACTACGAAGCCATGAACCGTCTACGTTCTCTGATCGAGCGTTCAATGGATGGCTACCTACCAGATGACTTTGGTGACCCTACGACTGATGATCTGGAAGAACTACTGGCTGAAACAGGCGATGATGCCCGTTGGAAGTTTAACATCAACACCCTGTCACGGCATGTGTATGGCATAGGACCAGCCGAGTTTGGTATTATCTTCGCCACTCCTGAGACAGGTAAGACCGCATTTACTATCAGCCTACTAGCTGGCCCCGGTGGTTTCTGTGAGCAAGGAGCTAAGGTGTTGTACCTCGGCAATGAGGAAGTGACGAAGCGCACCAAGCTACGTGCCTACCAAGCGTGGACGGGCATGGACCGTAAGAAGATCACTGAGAATGCACCAGAGGCCACCCGCAAGTACACAGCAATTAAAGACCGCCTGATTATGAAAGACATACAGGACTGGGATCTAGATCGCATCGAAGCCTACATCGAGAAGATAAACCCTGACTGTGTCGTGATCGATCAGGCCGACAAGGTACAGATCGCTGGTCAGTACAACGCAGGACACGAGCGGCTGCGGGAACTATACCGTCGCCTACGTGAGACAGCCAAGCGTTATGACTGTGCCCTACTGGCTGTAAGCCAAGCTAGTGCCGAGGCGGACGGTAAGACACGTCTGACCTACACGATGATGGAAGGCAGTAAGATTGGTAAGGCGGCAGAGAGTGATCTTATTCTCGGTCTGGGCCGACACTCTGGCGATAACGAGGACAACCAACCAGACACCACACGGTTCATTACGGTGAGTAAGAACAAACTGTCGGGCTGGCATGGAACCATTGTCTGTAACATCGAGCCAGAGGTGTCACGCTATGTTGCATGAGGATGGTTGGTTAGTAGTCGATACTGAAGTAACTGTTAAGAAGCGTGGCAATAAGTGGGACAACAGTCCGAAGAACCCAGACAACAAACTTATATGTGCGCAGTACGGTTGGCTGACACCAGACGGTGTAACCAATCCTATTACGGACTTCTACTATCATAATGAACTGAAAGAACCTGCAGACCCTGCTAAGTTCCAAAGCTACTTGAGCAAAGCTCGTGGCATGATCTGCCACAACACTAAGTTCGATGCTTTCTGGTTATTGGAAGCAGGGTTCAAGTTGCCGCCGCTGCTACGCTGCACAATGATTAACGAGTATCTTCTTGGCAAGGCTGTGGCTACTGAGACGGTACAAGACGAAGAAGGCAAAGATGTAGTCATCCGTCGTGAGATATCTTTAAAAGCAACTGCAGAACGCTACGACGTTACTCGTAAGAAGAGTGATCTAGTAGACGACATGTTTAAGTCAGGCACTGGCTTCGAGGCTATGCCTATGGATGTCGTTAAAGAGTATGGCGAAGGCGATATCATATCCTGTGGTGAGATCTATCTAAAGCAGCAAGAGCTATTCCAAGAAGAGGTCAATAAGCCTCTACTCAATGTCGTCGATCTTATGAACGAGATGACTTGGTTTTTGCTGGAGATCGAGCGCAACGGATGCAAGATCGACTTAGATGTGTTGAGTGAGGTTGAACACAACTACCGCACTGAGAAGGATCAGTTGGAGAAGCGCCTGAAGGAGATCGTCTCAGAGGTGATGGGCGACACTCCTATTAACCTGAACAGTGGGCAGGACATGACTAAGGTGGTCTACAGCCGCCAAGTGATGGACCGTGAGAAGCACCGTGAGACATGGAACATTGGTGTAGATCATAAAGGCAAAAAGCTGCGCCCACCACGTATGAACCAAAGCCAGTTTAATCGTGCGGTTAGATCCACAACACAGAAGGTATATCGCACTGTAGCAATGTGCTGCAAAGAGTGTGAAGGCTACGGCACTATTCAAAAGTTCAAAAAGAATGGTGATCCGTGGAAGAACCGCAGCAAGTGCCCTGTCTGCAAAGGGGCTGGAGCACTGTATATACCACAAGGCAAAGTAGCAGGACTAAAGCTAGTTCCTACTGTTCCATCCGATGCATCTATCAATGGATTTAAAACTGATAAGACCACAATAGGTAAGCTAATAGATCAGGCTAATGGTAAGGGCAACCTGACTGCAGTCGAGTTCCTAACTAAGATCAAGCGTCTGAATGCTATCAACACATACCTAGACAGCTTTGTTACAGGTATACAAACATGGACAAGACCCAGTGGACTACTGCATTCCACATTTAACCAGTGTGTGACTGCTACTGGTCGTCTGTCCTCTACTAACCCCAACTTCCAAAACCTTCCTAAAGGATCAAAGTTCGAAGTTAGACGGGCGATTGTTAGCCGTTTCCCCAACGGGAAGACCGGCGAAATGGATTTCAGCGGCCTTGAGTTTAGGGTGGCTGGGATGCTGTCGAGAGATCAGCAAATCATCGATGACGTTCTGAACGGTAAAGACGTACACCGCCAGACCGCATCAATTATTCTACAGAAACCAGAAGAAGAGGTGACCAAAGATGAGAGATCATCCGCCAAAGCAAAGACATTCCAACCACTTTATGGCGGCCTCGGGATGGGCGAACCCGCTCATGTCAGGCAATATTTCGATTCCTATTTCAAAATATACCAAGGCCTTGCCCGCTGGCATAAGAGCCTCGGAGATGATGTACTGGCACGAGGGTACATACAAACTCCGAGTGGAAGACAATTTGCGTTCCCCGG